AATATATTTTGCAGCCTTTATACTCGGAAACTTTCAAAGTACGTATGCTCTTTATCATAGGGTTGGCGTGTCTATACTATACCATGCACACAACGTAAATATCGTTGTCGTCAAGTGTGAATAGTTGAGCACGCGTTTACTTCTCATTCATGTCAAGTACTAGTTTATTCCTCCCCATAGTGAGGGGGTTTGAAAGCGCTACGCTGCTTGTTGTCTTATGTACTCAGGTCAGTATATTTGCTTCGTCTTATGGTTCCTCTACCGACAAGCTCCTATACAGTATTCACAAGGACAGTACTATGGGGATGAAAAGTCCTCGTGTTTTCGGCACCTTTTTTCCGAACATGTGCCGAAAGGTTCGTGATCTGTGATTGTATTCTTTCCTGTGAGCGGGGCGAGCCCGCTCTGTCTAGTCTCCTGTTACTCCTGACTCCTCCGGTTGTGTTGACCGTACGTCATTGAGTACAAGCCCTTTGATTGCCCACATTGCGCTCGTCTCGAGCTCTGTGATTGCAACCGATCTCTCACGACTCGGTGGAAGTGAAAGAAGGTGCTTATGCAATACCGTATACGCATCTCGCGTTTGCTGTATTACTGGCAACATATCCTCATGTGGCTTGAAGTAGCCAAAAGGATTTTTTGGAGTAGCTGTCGTAACAGGTGCCCCTGCTGTGTTTACAGCACTGCTTGTATCGTCCATATTGTGTGGCGATTATTTATAAGGCGCTTACCGCGCTCACAGGAAAGAACTAAAACCACAAAACCCCTCAGGCTAAAAGCCCTTGGGGTCGAGTGGGTATGAAGCAGTTGAACGCTGCGATAATAGTACAAAATTTGCGCTGTTCTCGCAAGGTGCAAAAATGCTACTGTAGCGTTCTACTTTTTCCATACGCAAGCATTGTATCATCCTGTGGGTACACGAGTACAATCTAATTACCTGTGGATAAACAGAAAACGCCAGGTGGTCATGGCGTTCCCCGATCTCCTTGTACACTTGGTACACGAGTTACTGTGATGGCTATATCACTTTTATAGTATAACACAACACCCGCCTATAGGCGGGGTAACGTGTCATATCTAACGAGTAGTGTTCGCCTGAGCCAGCTCTACCGTCGATATTTGTGCTAATGGGTGGAGTCGAACCACCGGGGAGGATACCCTCACCAGTTTTACAGACTGGCCTCGCCCCCTACGAGTCTACACGAGCGCACACGGCACAGGAGTCGAACCTGCCACACTGAGTTTTGGAAACTCTGTCGCCAACCTCGGAACATGGCCGCATGTTCAGGTGATGGGTGTCGAACCCATTGCGGAGGAGCTTATGAGACTCTCCTAGTACCGACTGCACCCGAGTATTTATCGTAACACAAAAACTACCGCTTGCCCGGTAGTTTTTGCAGATCATGCGGAAAACCCCGCAAATAGTATAAAACAGCCCCCTAAGACTGAGTCGCGTGATGACGACCATATAAATAATAGCACACCTGTTCGGGTGAAAAAGGGACGTTATACACAACGTCCCATAAACCTCACCACTCTCTCGAGGGTCGGTTTTGTGGATTTGAAGCAAACCGTATATAGCACGGGTACCCATGAAAAAGTTTACCGTTGATGTCATACATTCTGTCCTTGTAGCCTTCCTTTTCACAGCCAGTACAGATTGCCATGATCTTAGGCGGGGCATCATCACTTTTGTTTACAGGTATTGTTCTTAGCATTTCTTTTCTCCCTGCTTTCGTTTAGTGCCAACCATGAATGGTATGCACATATACCGTGGCTGTCCGGTCCTGCCGGGTAAGGGCATGGCCCGAGGCATCCGTCTTTGCATACCTTATTTTTCGGTACTCTGTCAGAGTCGTAGCATCCGAGTATAGCTCTACACTCAGGAACGCAACATTTGCTATACATCACTTCTCGCATCTTGTTTCCTCCTTACGATTATTTCGTATCGTGGGTCAACCCATATACGGGTGAGCTTTGCTGCAACCTCCCAAACTGTTGCACTCCCTCCAAAAAGTACGTTGAACGCCCTATGCTCAACATCGTTTACAAGAATTATGTTGTTTCTTGGATAGTTTACCTGCCCACCGTGTGCCTTAGGAAGACGATGGTGCCTCGACTTAGAAGTCTTTTTTTGCTTTGGCATGTTCTCCTCCTTTTCAATGTGCGCCTGTATTTAGGTTAGCACTGCAGAACATTTCAAAACAAACAAATATGCTGTGTTGAGTATAACAACACTAAGATGCGTATGGGTCAAACTCACTCTCCTCCATACCGCCATAGCTTTTTGGTACTCGCATAGGCTCAAACGTTGGCTCAGCAAACAATATACGCCCGAGACACTCGATCTCGTGGTCATCTTTATCGACTGGTTTTTCTTTACGATCACGTTCCTCTGCAGCTTTTCCCTTCCACTCACTCCACCTGTAGTGCTCGAGCTCCTTTATAAGTCTTGTGCAGTTTTTGAATACGTACAGCTCAGGAGGTCGTACTATGAGCCCGTTAGTGTCTGTGTAGTTGAGTGCCTTCTCGATGCGTTTGTCTGCAGCTGCACGTTGCTTGCTTCCTTCGATGTAGTACAGTCCCTCATCTTCGAGCAGTGACTTGAGTGCCTTCTTTGTGTGTTGGTCCTCCACTGTTGCGGACGGGTCTATCTGCGGCAAGGATGATGACATGCGATACTGAGAGCTCTTTTTCTTTAGGTAAAATGCAAGCTGAGACACGTCCTCCGGGTTTTCGTAGTACTCATCTACGACAAACTTCGTGCCGTTCCTATCTACAGCAACCCAAAGCCCGGCATCTTCGTTTCGAGGGTGCGGGTCAAGTGCATGGTACACAACATAATCCTCCGGCCTCATTGCGAACGGTTCTATAACATGTATGTCTCTATTCCATCGTTTGAACACAAGCCCTATGAGGTGCTGGAACTTACCGAAAACACGAGCCTGCCTTTCATCTGGTGGGTACTCTGCAACCATTTGCACGATATGCTCGTGCTCGAGGTGTCCTCGTATCCCGTGCTCCTTACATGCACTCTCTACGTCTGCAGTGATGTGGAACACACGACGCATAACCTTTTGAGGTTCGTCGTCTTCCCGGAGCTGTATGGTAGTCTCGATCTCACCTGTAGCAAACATGTCGTACAAGTGAGCGCTTCCACTGATCGGTGTAGCACCTATGACAATGATACCACCCTTACGCATACGAGCGATGGTAGCCTTGAGGATAGCATCTGGTGGCGGCTCATCGAACACTGCCCATCCGAGTGTAACTCCCTCAAACTGTTTTGGGTCCTGGTCATAGGTCATGATGTCCCACGAAAACCCGGTATCAGTTTTCCACGAGCTCTCGTAGTGCTTACCAGCCTTGCTCGCAGTGTAGTGTCCTTCCGGTAGCCAAAACTTGAGCTCGTTTACAATGTTCTTCTCAACAAGCGCTGACTCAGTGACAATACGGCCGTTCTTTCGGTACGGCCACTTATCCCATACGCCTCCATGGAACCACGGATTGTTACCTGGGAAGGCTAGGTTTGCAACAATGTTGGCCTCGAGTGCAGTTTTACCGACACCGTTTGCTGCAGATATGAAGCAGATCAGGTAATCATTGCTACCCACTGCGTGTATGAACGTCTCAGCAACGCCGTTTGGCTCATAAAAGCGATACTTCTCGTGCTCGAGTCTGTAGTCTAGTAGCCGTATGTGCTCATCGTACTCCTCCTTTGTCATTTTTTGGGTATTCATGGTAAAGAAAAGATAGTGCATCGAGCATACTTTTATGTTTCTGCTCATCTACGCCGTACGGTTTCGTTATTGTGTGTATATTTGCATAGTAGGTGTCTACCACTTTTGTAGCAAGGTTTTTGTTTATTTTGAACCTCTCTGACATTCTGGCAGCATAAATGGTCCTCTGTGCATAGTGGTTTATAGTTTTGTTTCGTATGTTCTCTCGTACAATTTTTAGCACCTTCTGAGGCTTCTCAAAGTAGCCAGGACGCTTTTTTTCTACCTTAGGTGTACCTACTATCATTTCACACGCTGCTGGCTCACTACGCTCAATTTTTGGCCTCTCGATCTCACCTGAACAGAACCTGCAACTCTGGCCCGAGTACATGCCATGGTGACATTTTTTGCATCGGGTCAGGGTATTCATGAGAAATATATGTTTTTACCTTCCATATGCTCGCACTCATGTTGGAATATCTGAGCTTTGAGCGCTTCAATCGTTTCTGTTTTACGCCTCAAGAACCAAAAACCAAGTATCTTTACCGGGTACTGGTACGTTACATTGATCTCAAAAAAGCGTTTTACACATCGAGGCTTGCGTCCGGGGAATGACATACAGCCCTCCTTAGGCTCGTGTATGTTTACTACTTCGTGCTTCTGGTCGTGTAGCTCTATAACCCTCTTTCCATCACGGCGTACTGGCTTCTCATACTGCTTGACTCGTATGAGTTTCTCCGGTGCTTCGAGTATCTCAGGGTTGAGTATCAAACGATGTGGGAACCGTGCATTTTTATCTTGCAGTCTCTTGTCTACCAATGATGGATGCACAGCAAACATGGCAAGTGGCTTTTCTACGTTGTGAAGCTGCGCATGTGCTATTGCCCATGCTTTCAGGCCAAAATCTTCTCCCCACTGCTCCTCGTGCTCGTCCATATACTTCGCCATCTCGAGGCCTACTTTTATATCTTTACGTTTTGCAGGCACAGCGATCGCATATATGCCTGTAGTATCGTCTTTTTGTGGTTTGTATAACTGCATAGTTATTTGTTACATGTCAATAATCTCTGCAGTGTTCTGAGAATGGTGCATGTTTTTTGCTGCACGCACAGCCTTCTCGTTCCGCTTCCATACAAAAACGGTTACTTTACGGCGCACCTTTCGTACGCTTCTAAAGCCAAAAATAAAGACTCCCTCGAGTACAAGTAATGATGTGAGTAATAATCTATCAAACAACCTCATGCTAGTACCGTCTTATTGTGTAAACATTGCACGTCATGGTTTACCATTATCTTTTGCCCTACCTGGCGGACCTTACTACAAAAGTCGAAGTCCTCACCGAGTATCACTTTCCCATGATCGTCATACCTGAAACGGAAACAGCTGCCGTGCGCTTTCCTGACAGCTTCTATAAGCCCACGCTCGACAAGCATGCACCCTGCCCCAACACCAGCAACCTCCTCAACACCGCTGCCGTTGTGGTGTGGCCTCATTTCTTTTTTGCCTTCCATGTACACATGCGGTATGCGTAGTATGACGCCCTCCATATTTTTAGGCGCATGGTATACACCTGAAACAAAAGGTGCCCTGGTTTCTAGCAGCTTCTCTACTGCATCGCTCGGTGGTATCACGTCACTGTCTATGAAAAGTATGTGTGTCCAGCTACCGTTGAGAAATGCGTCGATGCAAAGATTGCGAGCATTGTCATGTGGCACAACGTGTATCGGTGCGAGTATCGAAAGGTTGAAACGTTCATCTTTTTCCGCGGTCCACTTGAGCAAAAGCTGCACGAGTCTCGTGTCTATGGTCCCCATGTTTGGTATTGCGATGAGTATTTTAGGCTTTTCCATTGTCTTCTTTGTTATGTTGTAAAAATGTTTGCTGCTCCATCGTGATACCTGCGATCATGTCCGATACTGCCTGCTCGTATCCCTTAGTAAACTCTACGCCGTCCCTCTCGCTGTTGGTGCGTAAAAACATAAAATTCATGTTTTGCACAACCTCATCCACTAACACCGCTACTCCTTGGTTCGTTTCCCACATCATACTCAAAACTCTATACCGTCACCTACGTCTACGACTTTTAGCCCTAAAGCACGCCACATACGCACAACCGATGGCCTGTCATCTATCACAGCCTCAATGTCGTACTGCTTGAGGTACGTGTTGTATATACTCTCCTTGACTTCGGTATCCGGGCGTTTGTCGTGATCTCCACGCATTATGAGCGCCTTTATTCTCATGTTGCCTATGTGCTTTTCAAGCCACCTCTTTGTCATACCTCGGTACCTCTCAGGACGAGCTGACACGATCACAATATCTGCGCCCTTGTCGTAGTACTCTTTGAGTATATCGAACACCTCAGTACGTGGTTTGTCATCCGGGATGCCCTCAAAAAATGCAGCCCAGTCTTTTGTTTCCCCGGTTACAAAATGTGTCCTGTGTTTACAGTCAGCAAGTGTGCCGTCCATGTCACACACGACGATAGGGCCATGTATATCGAGCATCTTGTATTGCAGTGCCATTGCACGTATCACGTGCTCTCCTACAGGGTTCTCGCGCTTCTCATCGCGTTTTATACACTCGGTGTAGTGTACATCCATGTCGATGACCTCAAACTTAGCGTCAAGCATCTTCGCCATATTCTTCCATTTGTCTACGTGTTTTACACCAAGGTTCGTGTCGTCAATGACTACGTTGTGACCGGTAATTATTAGGTTTCTGACCATGACCTCAGCAATGTTGATGGTCGTCTGCTCGTTGTACCTGGTCCACCTGTTGAAGTGCAGCATCTCACGTAACAGATCACGGTTGATGCGTACAAAATTGCCGCCACAGTCTACGATCTCCTTTGCTTTTGAAGACTTACCGGATGCTGGCAAGCCACGTAATAGTATCATTTTCATATTTCTTCTTTGTAGGCGTCCTCTGCTTTTGGCTTGAGCATACGCCATATTAGCTGGTCATATTGTTTGTCATCGAGCATAGCAAAAAGTATGCTCGTGTACTTACTTTCTTTTGCCAACAATGCAAAGTGTCTCCTCCAAGATGCCCGCATACGTACAATATCCTTGTCCTCATTGTGAAGTATTTTTACAAAATCGCTATGTGCTCTACTCTCGATCTCGTCGTACTCATTCTGTAGCTTATTGTGCCACCTCGTTACCCACTTGTAGAACTCATCCGGGACACGATCAAGTATGTCTTTCGTGCCAATGCCAGTACGTAACGCATCCCATATCGTCCTCGGCGTGACGTTTGTGACAATGCGGTGCAAGCGTTTGTACTCCTCAAACTTGAGCTTGATGCGTAGTCCTGTCTTTGGGTAGTGCACTACAAAACCTTCTGCATTGTTTCTCTCGAGCTCCTTGAGCTTCTCAAGCGCCATAGGTGCATACTTCTTCGGCATCATTATTGCTGCGGGTAGGTCTGTTTGCCACATTTCTGCACCTGTATTCGTGTCTCTGAGGGCCAAAAACACAAGTCCTGAAAAATCATAAGACACTACAATCCTGTTCTCAGGGTATATGATCTCAAACAAGTACGTTCCGTAACGATGGAATACGCTGTAGTCTTTTATGTTCCTTCTGAACCACTGAGTAGCCCATAGCGCCTGCTCTGATGTGAAAGAGCCACGCGTTGCGATGTATGGCTCCTCACCAATCCAGTAGAGTATGCCGAGTGACCCGTCGTACTTCTCATGAATGTGTGGCTCCTCGTCTGGTATCACATGCTCGCGTTCCTCTAGGTTGAAGAACTTAGGAAACGGACGTGCTACCACTTCGCCTGTATCATTGTTTATGATGAGCCCGCGACACTGCAGCGTGACTTCATCCCATGCTCGATCTATTTGGCACTTGTTTGTGTAGTTGTATATGCGCAATGCAGGGTACTCAGGATGTTTGTTTTCGTTTACGAGGCCCTTCTCAATGTATGGTTTTATGTCCGCAATGTTCATAGTGTGTCAATCGTGCTTACTCGTACCAGGTTACTGTCGTCGATATTGACCTCCACGATCACAAAGTCCGCAACGTCCACTGGTCTGCCCTCCTCAGGTTGTGGGAAGTTTGCTATTGCAGCACGTGCATACTGCTTCACTTGTGGCAATTTCACAGTTTGGCTTGTGCTGATATTAGAAGGCTTGTGCACAACAACGGTGAGGACGCGTTTATTTGCGAGTGCTGGTATGATCTCGTTCTCAATTACTTCCTTTGCTTTCTTTCCCTCTGGTGTGTTCTCGTCAACGTTGAGTGTGTTGACCTGTATCGTGACGTCCTTGCGTCCGTCAGGATGATTTTGTGTGTGTGTTTCTACCATGGCGATATATTTTTGCTCTTATAAAGTACACAAATAGTGTACCATGCTCGCCCGCTCGGTACTTGTTCACTACATGTGGATAGCTTACCAAAACTTTCCGTCCTTCTCGTTCATCTTCATAGACTCTTTACCGCATGCAGTGCAGCGGTAATAGTAGATAACTATACACGCCAGTCTTTTGCCCGTTGCCTTACTCTCTGCCAGGCATTGCTCGCGTTGTTTTTCACGCGCAGCATAATAACCATCGACGTCTAGGGTGCTTAGGTCTTGGCGCATGTTTTTTGGCTTCACAAGCTCAAACGTGTGGGGTCCTTTGTTTTTTTTACAGTCAAACTTCTTGCGCCATGCGCCGGAAGGCTTGCTGTGGTTCGGTGTTCTTGGTGTACCGTAGTCAGAAATAGGAGCACCACGGTGTAGTCTTCTGTTGCTGACTGGTTTCATATCAAACTTTTTTGAAAAATTTTAGCTTCTCCGCTACTGCCTTCTCTACCTCCTCGGTAGATCGTTCGTCATCTGCAAACTTGTGTGTGTGGTCAACCTTCTCTGTGATGCGTGTGCGCAGCTTGTTGTACTCCTGTATTGCTCGTACCTTTGGTGCCTTGTCATGGTCTTGTATGATTACTTTCGCAAGCTCTCGATCAACAATATCATCCACAAGTATCTCGTTGAATAACTCAGTTAGCCTTTTGTCAATCTGAGGTTTTCTTAGTAGCCTCCTTGCCTCTACAGCACACACATTTTCTGCTCTTGCACGTGTGCTACGTATAAGTAATTTTTTGTTACCTTCCTCATCCGGCTCGCTATACACAGCATCATTGTCTGGCAACCCTTCCAAGTCATAGCCGTATGCGAGTGCATAGGACCATGTACCGTTGAGCCTTGTGTCTTCGTTCTGTACGTAGTATCTGCAAAACAGCTCCTCCTTTGGTTTTAGTTTGCTGTTTGGTGTCCACTCCTGAGCCTTTATGCGCGGTATAGCCTTCTCCTTTACTCCGGTTGTCTTTACTCCTTTAGTGCTGGTGGCTCTTTTCCTTGGGGCTGCTTTTTTCTTTGGCGGTTTTTTGCTCATAGATCATTTATGCTGAGCTTGCTAGTGTCATTACAGCTCTCTCTGGTGGCAGCACCTTTACTGCATACAGGGCTACTCTTGATACTCTGTGCCTGTTAGATATTCCCATATAGCGCAGATCATCTATAGCACGTTGCACGTCCTCGAGTTGCAATGTAATAGGCTCTGCATTTGATAGTGTCGAAGCACTACGTATTTCTTCATCCATGTCAACATTGTAGCACGCTCGCTTGCTCGGTCGCTACCTCCTGCACTGTGTATTACGCATACTTTGATTTTTTTCATAGCGTTCATACTGGTGCTCGTAAATATCGACCGCTGCGCCCTTGAAATGCAATACGTACCGCTTTACCCAAAAGCGCGGGTTGTCTCGCCTACACCCGGACCAAAAAGGCGTATAGCATGATGGTGAGTTTAGACTGTGTGCTGCGCTCCTGGCGTCTGCCTTCCTGTTATAAAGTGTCATCGGTGCCTTACTTTTCCTGTCAATCACGGCCCAATATACACGCTTCCCTTTGTAGAGGTTGTCGAACATGTCCGAGAATGTTGGTTTTTTACTTCTCATAGGCTGTTGTCTTCTTGGAATAACTTGCCTTGGCTCTCATCCACGATCTGCTGCTCACACTTTGTGCACTTCCCTGCCTTCGCTCTTTCAAACACAAACGCTATGCGACGCTTCCCACACTCAGTGCACACGTATGGGTATACCTTCCGGTACTTTTTGTCGCGTGTTTTTTTATGCTTGGCCATACACAATGTTTTCACTCGCCTCTCGCATGAGCGCGTGCTTCCTCTTTTTTTCAGCTGCCTCAATCCTCTGGTTGCAAAAGTCTTTGAAGCATTGAGAGTCGCAAAAGCACATGTCCTCTTGAGCGTGGTGCGTTATGTGAGTAAATGTTCCATCCTCATCGAACATGGTTATTTGTCCCCTGATAGCGAGGTTTGCTTCTTTGATGGGCACTGTTCCGCGTATACCGCGTAGTATTTTTCCGCACCCATCACACATGATTTGGTTCAATTTCATATTTTATTTATTGCTTGGTAAGTCAAAATCTTTTAGTGCCTCAACAAATTCATGCAGCTCTTGAAACTTTTTTGCTGCTTTATGTGCATGGTCTGCAGCCCACTTTGCATCCCATTTTACATTGCGTATACCACCATCTGTGATAAACTTTACTAACGTTCCTATGTTCTTTATACGTTCAATGTTTTGATCGTCACCATCC